AATCTCTTGAAGACTTGAGTGAAGGTCTTGGATATGATCACACTGCTGATCGTTTCAATGAGAAAGCAGCAGCTCCTTCTCCTGTAAAGAAAGAAGCAGTTGTTGATGATGACGATGCGTTGTCATACTTCGCAAAACTTGCTGAAGAATAACTGAATGAAAAAATACCTTGAGGTATTCAAGCATCCACTAACCCAGATCAATGTAATGGTTCTGGGTTTTTTAATTCTTGTACAGATGATTCACACCAGAGCACACCATTCATATGAAGTTGATGTTCATGGTTATGTACATCAGTTCATAGAAAAGAATCCTGATGCTTGTCCAAAATCCGATTGGTGATTCCATAAAACTGCAAAAAAAATTCGGGCAAATTTTTGCCCGAAAAAGTCAACCAGTTTTCTTAAGACGCTGACTAATATAGTTGGCGTCTTTTTTATATAAATTCTTTTTCCTAAAGTCGTTTACAAATGATTGGAAGTAAGCAGGTTTGAGTAAATATATTTCTCTCTTCTTTTCATTCTCTCTGTAAAAATGTTCTGCAACCTTAACAGGACCACAAATCTCATTACCATTTTTTATTGATACTGCACCATCTATATTAACTTTGTGTTGTGCATTGTAAAATGCCTCGTCAACACGAAGACCAGCAGCAAACTGACCAATCTTTATCGTTTCATAGTGATGAATCTCATTATATGCATCATCATATTCTGACTCTAACACTTTACTAACCTCATAGTTAGTCATTGGCCAGTCATACTGTGCATTGACCATATTATTTGTTAATAATATAACCCAATCATAAAATGGATCCCCGTATGCTTTGAGTGCTAGACTGTCAGGACGTTCTCCATCTACGATTGCATACTTACTAAAGAAAACAGCGTATGAAAAGATGTCATCATTTATTTTGTATCTACGAAAGAAATTCTTAGCAGTTACAAAGTCTGACTCTGAGAAAGGATAACTGATTGGTTTCTCATCATATTGTATGTTTGGTAGTAAAGAAAAATACATTAAAAACCTCTTTCTTCTATGTCTTCTGAGAATACAAGTTTTGTTTCCATGAAACTAATTTTTATTTCTGTTGCCACTGGACTGCTTCCACTAAATGTTGCATAAACATTGTCAGGAGTATAGTTTACATTGACATCTGTGATAGCACACATCTTATATCTAGGAAGGTAATTATTTCTATCAGAACCTCTCATAAAATTAACAGCACACACCTTAGGAACTTGAATGAATCCACCCTCTAGTGCATTATTTTCCATACCAAAAACTTTAACGCCTTCACCTAGTTTGTACTGAGGTAGCATTGCTTGTTTAAAAATTTTAATGATACCTTTCATATTTTCAACATCCTTTTCATCATATGGTGCCATCTTAAATGTAAGATCAAAAGTTCTTAGTTCCATACTCTGGAACAGAACTTCTACGTTAGGGTTTCTTGCAACTCCAGAGATACCACCAAAAACATCTCCTGTACTTATTGTATCTCCTGTTATTGTGTTAGCAAGTTTAGTAATCATTTCTGCAGCAGCATTTGCTCTTCCTTTACTAACTGCATCAGTTGCAGAATCAACTATGCCTTTTAATTTTCCCTTTGTCTCACCTTGACCAGCAGCTGCTACTAACCCAGTTGTCAAAGCTCCAAACTTTTTACCTTGCCATTTTGCAGCAAAAGCATCTTGCACATCCTGTGGCATATACATGAGGATCTGGTTATACTTTTTATCTTTAAAGTATTCATTTGCATATCCACTGGCATTATATTGTGCTAAGGTTTGATTAATTACTTCCTGACCTTTACCACCGTATACCTTTCCTTTAAATGGTGGTCTATAATCATAGAAATCAAACATTACAAAATCTTCACCCTCATCAATTCTCATATCATGAGGGAATCTAAATGAAGTTCCTTCAGCACCTACAGCAGCACCATGATCAGCAGTTGGACTAATTTTCAAGTTGGAGTAAGGAGTCTCTTTATCAATTGCATCTTCTCCTCTAGGGTATTTTAATTTTAATTTCTGAAGATCTGATACAACTTTTACTTCATAAAGTTTGTTTTTCCCAAACAAACTTTTGGGAAAACTCATATAATATTTCTGACTTTTATCATCCCAATAGTATCTGACATGATTTCCAGAACCACCTTCACCTAGGTATTCAACGTTTTCTATTTTTGGTTTCATTAAGTAGCCATCTCCCTAGATTGTGTAGTGCCATAACCTCGGACAATTCTTTGTCCTCTGATCTTATCGTAGAAGGTCTCATTGGTTTCTTTCCAGACATCTTCTTTTTTAATAGAAAATGACAAACCATTAATTTCTTTCACAAAATCTTCTGTAGGAAGAAGGATAGCAGTATCCCATTCACTTGCAGCTAGATCTAATAACAAACCTTCAACATGAGGCTGTAGGTATTTATGGAAGCACTTCTTAGGAAAGTCAATTCTACCTTGTAATAATTTTTTAGTAGCTTGAATTCTTCTTTTTGGTGTCAGGTAATGTAGGTTGACTCCCCAGAATTCATTTCTACTTGACTTTAAAACATATACAAGTGGAAACTTATCAAAGTAAGGCAAGTGCTTCATCTTTGCCTTGTATTCAAACATGTACATGTGACCTTGCACAGTATATCTACGGAGTTCATTGGCATCTTGATCTTCTACAGCACCAATGTTGTCACTCTTCTCTTTTAAAATATACTTATTAAAATTTTTCTTATATGAACTAGCTTCTGCCTTTACTGCAGAACGATACCACGCTAGTGATTTCTTTTCTCCTGCAGTTTTGGCACTAATTTTTTCAAATAGTGTTGTTGCCATTTTTTCATACTCCTAAATGATCCTCGGTTAGTATTAAGAAATTCATCTGCCTATCTTCACAATACTCACGAGCAGCAGACCATTTAGTTTGGTTCTTTGCGTATGTTAATGCTTCATTACGATACTTGGCAGTCTTTTTGTTTTTAACATTCGGTGGTTGTGTTTGCTTTTTGGGTTTTACTTCAATTATATACTTCGTGATCTTACCAGACTTTTCACGAACTTTAATCCAAAAATCTGGATAATATCTTCTTATTTTACCATCAGGTGCTCTGTATGGTATGATAATCTCTTCACTACCCCACTGTAATATAGATGGGTTGTTGTCACAGAAAACCATGAACTTTCGTTCCCAAAGTGATCTGTAAACAATATTTGTCGGGTTGCCACGATACTTCTGAGGATGTATTGGTTTATAATACCCAGAATACGCCATAAATATAATTAGTCCAACATAGGTATTTAGCGTGTCCTCCATTAATAATTTCTTAGCTGCAATGAATGCGAATGGCGGAATGTCTATTGCAAATCATTTTGTAGTGGAGATCATAGGGGGAGATGGTAGACCTGCTGAAGACAATATATTTGAGTTTTTATGTGATGAAGCACAGTTACCAAATATACAGGCAGCAACTGGAACTATTGAAGGAAGATACACTGGTGAAGGTCAAGTAAACTATCCACACACCCGTGTTTTCACAGAAGTTCAACTTGGATTCCAGTGTGATGCTAATATGACACCATTGAAGTATCTAAATGATTGGTATGGTACTATTTTTGGTGAAATACCTTTTTCAAACGTAGGTTTATACAGTGATCAACCTGCAGAAACACTTAGAGCAAATAGAACTAATAAATTACGACTTCCAGAAAGTTATTGTAAAACAATTAAAATTACGAAAACTGAAATAGGTCCTGATAGCACAGATGGAAAGAGACCATCAATAACATACAACTTAGAAAGAGCGTGGCCGTTTGCTATTGATGCAGTGCCATTACAATTTGGACCAGGACAATTAACAAAGGTAACTGCACAGTTCTATTACACAAAACATTACTACGTTGATAGTGACGTCAATAATATGTTCCGATTCCCATTCCTTAATCCTGGCGACTCTCCTATTGGATTGATGAATGGATATAACAGATTTGACTAGTCAAATTTGATTTTTCAATTCCATAAAAGCGGGAAAAAATTTCCCGCTATTTTTTGTCTGAAAAAGTCGCTAAATATAAATATGACCTTGGAGT